ACGTTCAAGGTAACAGACGAAATCACCGCGCCATCCGGGATGCCTGACACGTCAAATGTTTTAATGGCTTTTTCCGTCGAAGGCGTTCTTGTGACGCGCCGATCCTTGTTGGCCCATTTGGAATTGAGCCGGAACCAGTGCATTTCATAGGTCATGGTCTGGCTCATAGATACCTCCATGTCGCGGCAACAACCAGCATTGTCACGTTGCCCTGATAGGTGATGGTATTACTGCCCTTCCTCAAATACGGGAAATCTCCGTACATTTTCGCCGGGACAATATCCGTGTAAGACGGGTCAAAATGGCTCTGTTCCGAGCTGACCCCATTAGGGACAACCTCTGTCCCGGTGTACATGAAGCCCGCGCCGCAATCAGCCGTGACGGGTGCGCCACCCACATCCCCGAAGGTGATCGTAATCCCTTCAATGGTAACTGCAATACTGCCAGACCCGCGCACATGGATTTTCGGCCATGCAATTACATCGCCGGGATTATACAGCGGTGTCGTATCAGGCTCTAACAGTCCGACAAGCACCTTCTGAACACTTTCTCCGGTCTTGAACGGGTCGCACAGAAATCTGACCGTCGCTTCTCTCTGGCTGGCAAAAACGTGCTGCAAATCAAACTGATCCACAATCTCGGCCCGCTGTTTGCGGTTTGGCTCATGGCTGAAAACCACGTTGGACTGCTGGCCAGAACTGAGCCAGCGAACGATAGCATGAATGTCCGCGCCGGGTTTCGGCATGATCCTGCATTCACGGATATATCGCTCATAGGTTTCAGCGCCGTCCGTAGGTTCGGTCAGCCTATCTTCCCGCACGGTCATCGCCCCGGCGCGGCCCGGAATCATTACCTGCTGATACCGCATCGGCGGGCGGGTAATGGGTGGCAGGGACTCCACCCACAGGCCCATCTTCCGGCTGTCTACGCCGTCCCAAATAAAGTAGTCCATATCAGCCTCCGTAACCGTACCGCTTGCGGCGGTTCATGTGCATGATATTGTCGTTGACGCGCCTTGTTGTGCTGTCCCCGAAGACGCGCCCAACCGTTTCGTTGTTCATCTCCATTGTCAGGTTGGAAACAGCAGACCGTGCGATGTTTGCCACATCTGCGGCGGTCAGGCCGCTGTTGACTGTCCTGTCGCGATACTGACGGGCCTGAGAAGCGGTCAGTACCATTTCGTCCTTGTGGAGCCTTGCCGGGAAATTGTCATAAGGAACATCCCATAAGCCTTTGGCAAATCCATGCCCACCGATTGAAGGAATACTGTTTAATGCACCCGCAGCGCTTGAAGCAGCTCCAGAAAGACTGTCCAACGATCCTGCTGCACCGCTTGAACTTTCTCCCAAGCTTGATATTTTATTTCCTTGCTCATCGTACAACCCAGCAGCATTCCTCAGGGTTGTCATAAGGTCAGCAAATCCGGTATCGCTCAGTAAGGTAACGCCTTCCGAAAACTTCGTAATTTCATCTTCATTAAAGCCGCCAGCTCGGAGCGTATCTTGAAAAGTTTTCAGGAAAGCATCTGTTGCGCTTCTTACAACGCCGTCCTCACCTTCAAACCATGCGTTTGGTTGTAAACCAATCAGTTTACGCATTTGCATAAGAGAGGCAACCTGAGTATCATCCAAGGCGGCTCCACGATAGTGCGTAGGCCCTGTAATCGTTCCTTCTCCCGGCATATTTGCTTTGTTGCCGCCAAACCATCCAGATGTATCTATGCCGAAGAATTGACCCATTGCTTTGATTGCTTCCTTAATACTATCAATGAATTCTGTCATTGGAGTAATAAGATTTTCTTGCATCCAACTACCGATTTCGGCAAGAACCGGCTCAATTTTGTCCCAGTTTTCTATTATGAGCGTTATTGCCGCCGCAATAGCAGCAAGAATCAAACCAACTTTGTTTTGCCCAACGGATGCAGAAAAGCCTTCAATAATATTTTTCTTGAATTCCTTGAAAAATTTGATTATCCCTTGTATTTTTGTTACTGTGAAATATGTTGCGGCTGCAACTCCGATGGCCTCAATTGCTGTACCGACACTGCTGATCGCTGTTGCAACCGTACTTGGGTCGGCTGTATCAAAGAAGTATGTTGCAATGTTTATTGCACCTTGTTCAATTGTCTGTTTAAGATTTGTCCAGCTTGTTTTTATTCCTTCAAACGTACTTGCAGCAGTTGCGGTATCGCCAAATATAATTGTTTTGAGATTTTTTGCTTCTGCAACAATCTCATTCCAAGCTTCTGTAACAGAAGTGGAAATGCTACTCCACGTAGGCCATTTAATAGTACCGTCAACATTCGTGCCAAAGACTAATTTGGCAAGATTCCCAACTTGTGCAATTATATAATTCCAAGCTTCTGTAAGCGCGTCGCCAATACCATCCCACGTCGGCCAATTTATAGTACCATCAACATTTTCACCAAAGACAATCTTTCCAAGCGCTGCAACATTCGTCTTGATTGTTTCCCACGCTGCTGTTATAAGTTCTCCAATCGTGTCCCAAGTAGGCCAGTTAATTGAACCATCTACATTTTCGCCAAATATAATTTTGGCAAGGGAACCTATCTTTTCTTTTATATCATTCCAAGCGGTAGTAATTGACTCACCAATGCTTTCCCATGTAGGCCACTGGATAGTACCATCAACATTTGTACCAAAAACAATACCAGCTAACGTTGAAACATTTAGCTTAATATTATTCCACGCCGCAGTGATTGCCTGCCCTATGTCATCCCATGTGGGCCATTTAATCGTACCATCAACATTCGTGCCAAACACAATTTTGCCAAGCAATAATACATTGTCAATAATCGTGTTCCACGCAGATGTAACAAGTTGCCCTATATCGTCCCATGTAGGCCACTTGATCGAGCCATCGACGTTTGTCCCGAAGACAATTTTACCAAGCTGAGATACCTTTTCAGTAAGCGTGTTCCATGCGGATGTAATAAGTTGACCAACGTCATCCCACGTAGGCCATTTGATCGACCCGTCTACATTTGTCCCGAAGACTATTTGCGCAAGCTGACCTACACTTGTTTTAATGGTATTCCATGCATCGGTAATAAGTTGCCCTATATCGTCCCATGTGGGCCATTTTATACTTCCATCAACATTCTCACCAAAGACAATCTTCGCGAGACCCTCAACGCCGCTTTTGATTAGATTCCACGCCGAAGTAATAAGCTGACCAACATCATCCCATGTAGGCCACTTAATAGAGCCATCAACATTTGTTCCGAAGATGATTTTAGCAAGGCCCTCTACGCCGCCTTTAATCAGATTCCATGCAGAAGTAATTAACTGACCGACATCGTCCCACGTAGGCCATTTAATTGTGCCATCTACATTTGTCCCGAAAACGACTTTAGCAAGTCCTTCTACACCACTGACAATCGTGTTCCATCCGGCCTCAATCGCGCTGCCAACATCATTCCACGTAGGCCACTTGATAGAACCGTCAACATTCTTACCGAATACAATGCCGCCAAGCATCTCCACGCCCTGCGTGATGCCCTTCCAAGCCTTGTTCACGCCGTTGCGCACGTCGTTCCACGTCGGCCATTTGATCTTCTGCGCGGCTTTGATAACGCCTTTGCCCAGACCAACCATCAGGTTTTTCCCAGCTTCAAGGAATTTCGGGGCAAACTCAGCAATCAAATCGGGCAGCTCTTCGCCGATGATCGGCGCGATTTCGGAAATAACATCACCCAGCCCGCTCATGAAATTCTTGAAAGCGGGCAGGGTATTTTTGAGCATGACCTTAACGCTGTCGGTGAACTTCTTGATGGCTTCGCCCTTGCTGGCTTTGGGATTGGTCATAGCCACCAGCAGGTCTTCCCAAGAAGCCTTGACCATGTTCAGACTGCCGCTGATGGTCGTTTCGGCCTCCATTGCGGTCGTGCCGGTAATGCCCATCTCGTTCTGAATGGCATGAATGGCTTCTACGATATCCGCAAAGTTGCTGATGTCGTACTTCTTGCCCGTCAGCTTCTCAGCGTCCTTCAACAAACGCTGCATTTCGGTCTTCGTGCCGCCATAGCCGAGCTTCAAGTTGTCCAGCATCGTGAAGTTCTGCTTGGCAAAGCCCTGATAAGCGTGCTGGATAGAATCGAAGTCCGTGCCCATCTTGTTGGCGTTGTCGGACATATCCTGCATCGCCATGTCGGCAAGATCAGCGGCGCGGGCGGTATCACCGCGCAAGCCATTGACAAGGGAAGCGGCGAAGCTCGTTGCCGTTTCCATGTACTGATTTGCGCTTATACCAGAAGTTCGATACGCAATGTCGGCATACTCACGAAGCCGATCAGCGCCCTTTTTGAACAGCGTATCAACAGCGCCATTTTTTTCAGCAAGCTGTTCAAACTTCGCATACGCATCAACGCTCTTTTTGCCCAGAACGGCGATAGCAGACGAGGTAACAGCCGTATATGCAGAAACAGCCTTGCCGCCAAGGCTGGCTAATTTGCTTCCAAATGAGCGGAAACCGCTTTCTGCGTTCTTCATTCCCTTTTCAAAGGACTGCGAGTTCAGGGCTAATTTTGCGCTTAATTCAAACGCATCCAACCATGTTTCCCCCCTTTGTTATAGGATACTCAAGACGTACTGTATGACCTGATCGGCGGTCATATCTTCTGTCGGGTTTTTCTTTTCCCCAGGTTTGGCAATCTCAGAATAGAGAGGGATTTCCTTTTTGCTCTGCCCGATTGACGCGACCGCCGTTGCCAGAAGCCCCAGCATATCGCCGGTATACAGCCGCCATTGCTCCTGCTTGGCTTCCTCTATGACAACACATTGCAGCGCGTATACGCCATTCCAGCCGTAGCGGACAAGGGCGCTCGTTATTCTTCGGTGTCCGTCTTCATCTGTTTGCCGGAAGAGGGAAAAAAACTGGCGATAATCTCATCCCAGCTTTCGCGAACCATCTTGACAGTTGCGGCGAAACTGAGCTTGCCGACCTTGGCCGTGGGCATCTCATTGAGAGCGCCGACAATCTCATACAGGTCATCTTTATGCGTTTTCAGGGCGAACCCGACCATACGCGGCAGAACACGGGCAACAGCGGCAATGGAGTTTTCTCCGTTCTCGCCCATCGTCTGAATCTCGTCCATAATATTCTTCACTTCAGGGTCTTCACACAGTCTGGCAACCGGGCCGCACAGCCGGGTAATGGCCTCACAAGCCTGATCGTTGCTCATTTCGGAAATTTTCATATATCCTCCTTATTGAAAAGCGGGGCAGGGGTCTCCTGCCCCGCTCTTGTCAGGGTATTTGCTGTTACGCAGCCTTGTCGAAGAACTTGACATCGAACGGGGCCTGATCGTAATCGTCAACCTCGGCCTGATGCGCATGGAACTCGACCGTGTACGTGCCTTCGCCCTTATCCGTGAAGGTAAAGGTGAAGTCGCTGGTATTGAGCGCGTTATACAGCGTGATCGCGACAATTCGACCGTCGGACAGATCGCCGATCCACGTCAGAGAGGACAGGTAATCATTGTCCTCAATCGCCGTGTGCATGGTGACCGTAGTCACCTTGCCGCTGGTCGTCTTGGATGCGCTGCCCAGACCAATCACAAAATTGTCCGGGTTGGTTTCAAGCAGCGTCGTAGACAGGTAAGCGTCGGTAGAATCCACAAACCGACCGCCAACAAACGAATAGCGCCGACCATCCACTTCAGGTTCACGCATTTCGCGGGTCACGTTGAACGTGCCGCCGCCGCGAGTCACGCCAAGAAGATTCGTGCCAGCCGTGACAGCCGCCGCAACAGCGGTCTTGAGCGCCGCCGCGTCAGTAATCGAAGTCATGTCGAAATTCTTGACGAAAATGCCCGCGTTGAGCTGAAGGTTATCAAACGCGGCCTTGCGGATGGGGCTGGTTAAACCGGGTGCACTCATAAGCTTCTCCTTTCTGCCGGTTATTCACCGGGCATGTGGTACGAGTTGAGAACGGTGCTGATCCTTGCACCTCGATAGTCTTCATCGATGATGATCTGCGCTTGCGGCGTATCTTCATCCATACGCAAGACCAGCAGACCGCCATCGAACGGAATTCTTGTTCCCTGCATAATCACGCCGATAATCTCATCGGCCTTGGTGATGGGCTCCACGTTCGACACCGTGTGATACCATACCGTGAACTGGAAAGCGGCTCTGCCGTTCCAGTTGGGTTCTCGCAGGGGGATTGTAATATATGGCGCTTCAGCGTCATCCGGCACATCACCGTCCAGATAGACGGGCAAGCCGAACTGTGCGAACCACTGAGACAGCGCCTGTGCGGCCTTCATCATGTGGGAAACGCCTCCAGTTTCTCAGCCGTCACTTTGCCAATCTTGACGCTGCTGGCCTTCGGCGCTTCGCTGTCCACCTGATTGCTGGTTACGCGAAAAATGGCATTGTCTGAATTACGGATGAAGATGTCACGGTATTCAAGGCCGAAGCCCTTCTGCGTGACCACCGTAAACATTTCGGTGACACCCTGTTTTTCCGCAATCAGCGCTTCCGTGCTGTTGTCCTTGATGATGGTCGCTTTGAATGTCGCGCCCGGCACATAACGGTCATTCCTGCCGAAAACACCGTCACCGGACGTGATTCTGTCCATCATTGTGCAGCTTTCCATCATACTGTCTAAAAGGCTCATAGGCTAATCTTCCTCCACCGTTTCAGATCGCTGGCGAATTGCTTCTGCCAGTTGACCGTGTCCGTTCCATCGCCGCCGCTCGCGCCGGAGCTTGCCTTGGTGTAGGAGTACACGCCGATGACACTTTCAGACTGATACGGGCTATTGACGGCCTCGCCATACTGTTCCAGCCAGTCCGATATGCTGCCCGCCAGCTTTATGACTGTTTTCGGGACTGCCATCAGGCAAATATCGCCGTCGAAGGTTTCAGCGCTCAGGTCTGCGCTCTCCGAATCGTCATCGTTTTTGATACCGTCAGCGTGATAGGTATACACGCCATCATTCAGAGAAGAGCCGCGCAGCCAGAAGCGCTGTCCATCCTTCAGCGAAGGCACGGGGAAGATCGCGCCGTCTTCAATCGTGTAGCGGCCTTTTGCTACGCTTTCGATGAAGTAATTATTCAGATGTTCGCAAATCTGTTCCAGCACGATTCCTCACCGCCTTTTATCCCTTCGTTTTTCGCGTTCTTTTAGGCTTCTGTGCCGTTTCCTGAATAGGCTCTGCCATTTCCTCGGCCTTTTCAATAACAGGCTTAGAGGCCTTGTTTTTGCCGTTTAACAGCGTGATTAACCGCTCGTCGGGTATTGCCCGCCCGTCATGCGGGAACGGCTCACCCGGTTGGTAGAGGTGGCCGTCCTGCAGGTCACGCCATACGCACAGCGATTTATACATCATCAGGTACCGGGCGTATTGGCATAGGACGCGACATACAGCGCGTTCGGGTTGTACAAGATGGGCATGAACAGCGCGGAAGCCTTCGTCCACGTGACAGCCGGGTCTTTCTCAGCGTACTGGCTGATGTAGACATAGGGGCTGACTTCGGACGCGGACACATCCATGAAGCGGGACGCGCTAACTTCGGGCGGGTCACCCCACAGGCCATCACCGATCTTGCCGCCGCCGGTATGGGCGAAGGCGTACTTGCCGACCGGGAACAGCTTATTGCTGGTCGTGACGGGTCTGCCATTGTTGCCCATCGTATAGGGCTTGCTGTACACGCCATCCTGCAGGATGATGCGGGCGATGCCAAATTCTTCCTGCAAGTACTGGCGGAGGTCGGCGTTACGGACGAGCTGGCCCTCCATATACACGCCGTTGATGGCCTTCTGGATGTTTCCATCCTTGCGGAAGCGGTTGAAATCCGTGCTGGTGGTGTACAGCGTATCAATCGGCACACCCTTGTCCTGCGCGTCGCCGGTGATGGCAAGGATCTGCTCATCCAGCGGTGCGGTAGCGCCAGTGCCAAAGTCCAGCGTCTCGTTCAGGTTGTTAGCCGGAACACCGTAGTCAACGGTAATATCCAGGTTGTTTTCCTTGATGGTCATCTTGCCAGTGTACAGAACCTCGTTCTTGGCAACGATGGCACGGGTGAAAACGTGATCGGCCAGATTGTAGCCGTCGCGGATAACGCGCTGATACAGCTCGCTCTGGTTTGTCACGCCGCGACCGATCAGCGCCCGCAGACGCTCAGACTGGTCAATCTTCTCCTTGATGAGGCCCTTTTCGATGTTATGGACATCAATCGGGACACGGAGTGCCTTCTGCGCTTCGGTATCAAACGCATGATACTGCGCCATGACCGGGATACCGTATTCGGCGGCGATGCTCTCCCAATAGGCCACCAGATTGTCCGTGCGGACATCGCCCCACAGCTCAGAGGTAGGGTCATTGGGCCGTTCTACGTCATAGCCCACCTGAAGCCAGTCCTCAGGTTTGACCATGCCGAAGATGTTGTTTTCAAAACGATCAGCCATGATGATTCACCTCCTTAGTCATCGGGCCGGGTCACGGCAGGGGTGGTGGTAATAAATTTGAAGCCGAGCGCCTCCAGCGCGGTTTTCGCTGCGGAAGCGGCGGCGGCGGGCAGACGGTCGGCGTACACCGTCCCGGCGGTCACGACAGAACCGGGCATGTTACCCGTAGTAACGTCCACATCCTCGTACACGATGCCAACGGCGTTCGCGTCATTGGAAGGCCAAATCGCGCCCATCGGGACGTACTTGCCGCCGTTGTCGGCGGTCTTCACCTGCGCATGGTTCGCCGCGATCTGACGGGTTTCGCGGGTACAATGCTCATTGTCAGCGAGGAACCAGCCCGGAGCGTAACCGATGCCGGTTTTAGCCTGATTGAAACTCATGTGCATCATTCCTTTCCTTGTGATGTCGGCACTTTGCCATACTTGGCTTCATGCCATTTAGCGGTCATCTGACGGATACTGTTGTCCATGCCGCCGTTATCAACCTCCGGCGGGGTTTCAGGCTTGGAGTAGCGGTTCTCGGTCTTGACCTTGTACATGCTGAACTTGTCGCCAATATCGGCCTTCAGCGCGTCAAGGTTTTCCAGCTTGCCGTCCTTGTCCAGCTTCATCTTGTCGACATCGGCCAGACGCACCAGATCGTCCACCAGCTTCGGGTTGATCTTTTCATCAATCAAAAGCTGTTTATAGGCGCTTTTGACCTTGGCGGTTTCCGCGTCCTTGGCGACCTGCGACTTGTAGTCCTCAAAAGCCTTGTGTTCCGTCTCCCATTTGGTCTTGTAGTCCTCGCCGCCCTTCAAAGTATCAAGCTCCTTTTGAACACCCGGAAGCTTATCAGCCTCCTCCTTGTAGGTGTCTCGTTCCGCTTTGATCTCATCTACGACGGC